TGATAAAAAAGCAGTTGAAACAATACCAACAGCAACGGCGGCCACAGCATTCACATCAGCATTAAAAGGCAAAGACCTAACCACAGGACAACAGCGTAGAGTGGCTAACCGTATTGCAGAGGGTGATAATTATTCACATGAGTTTGTTAAACGTGCTGTTATTGAAGAATCAGAACCACCTACAAAGAAGAAAGTTAATTATGAGCAGAGACAAATGGTTATTCAGTTTGATGATTACCTTAATAAACTTTCACAACGGGCAAATGAAATGAAGAATGAGATAGTATCACTTATAAATCATAAATCAGAGATAAGAGATTTTAATTATGACCAATTTGAAAATAGGGTGATGCTTAAATTATCATTGGAAGATTTACAGAAATCAATTAATAAAACCTTAAAAGAATTAAACAATGAGTAGATTTGAAAAAAAAGAATTAGTAAAGGACTTAATCATTAAAGCATTAAAGAGTGATACAGAGGGGTATATGACTGTATCTGATATTGCTGAATATGCGTTTGGTGATGCTTATAATGTATATACACATAAGCACCTTGAAGATAGAGTTAAAAGGTCAATAGATAGGGCATTGGGTCAATTGGCAGGAGAGGGACATATAACAATAAGCCTAAAAAATAATAAGATAAAAGGCAATCCTATTGACAGGTGGAAGATTGCATCAGAATTAGACCAGGCTGATGTTGCTAATACATTAAGACGGAAAGTTAAAAGATCAAATGGGTTTACTGATGCAACACAGCAGTTAAAAGACAATGCAATTGGAAAAGGTTTATTGCCCGATGCTGAGTTATTAAAATTAAAGTAATACATTTGCAATATGATTAGTGCAGTAATCGACATAAAAGAACTTTGAACCTATACGGGGGAGGTGCTGCATTGCCGAACTCGTATGGGTTTTTTTATAAAAACACATGGAATATAAAAAATTTCTAATACAAAAATCACAATTAAGTAATAACTATGGAATAGAACCTACATTCATTCCTGATTATTTATTTGACTTTCAAAAACACGTTTCAGAATACGCAATTAAAAAAGGTAGGGCAGCGGTGTTTTTAGATACTGGATTAGGTAAAACAATTATTGAATTAGTTATAGCAAAAAACTATATTCAAAAGACAAATAAACCCGTTTTGATAATCACACCTTTGGCGGTTGCTTTTCAATTTATTCGTGAGGCTGAAAAGTTTGGAGTAGGAGATATTGAATATTCAAAAGACGGCAATTATAAAACTAAAATTGTAGTTTGTAATTATGAACGGTTAGATAAATTCAATTACCTGGATTTTGATTGTGTTCTATTAGATGAAAGTTCGATATTAAAAAACTTCAAAGGATCAATCAAAACCCAAGTTACTACGTTCTTAAAGAAAGTAAAGTATAGATATTTATTTACAGCTACCCCCTCACCAAACGATTTTATCGAATTAGGTACAAGTTCAGAGGCGTTAGGATATATGGGTTATTCCGATATGTTAACAAAGTTCTTTACTAATAATGAAGATACTATTTCTCCAATGAACATAGGTACTAAATGGATATTAAAAGGACATGCAAAAGAATCATTCTTTGAGTGGGTTTCGAGTTGGAGTATTTCAATGCGTAAACCTAGCGACTTAGGATTTGATGATACTAGATTTGTTTTACCTGAACTCATTACAAATTATCACGCTGTTGAGAATAAAGAAAATATGATTATTAACGGACAAATACAAATGTTCACAATGATAGCCAAAAGGTTGCCAGAAATAAAAGAAGAACAAAGACTGACTATTGATGTTAGATGTGAACGTGCTTTTGAATTAGCAAGTAAACATAAAACTTCTGTTTATTGGTGTAATTATAACCGAGAAAGCGAACTGTTAAACCAAATGGATTCAGAAGCATACGAGATAAAAGGATCGATGAACCTGGATAAAAAAGAGGAAATTTTGTTAGCTTTTTATAATGGTGAAATAAAGAAACTAATAACAAAGCCGAAAATGACAGCCTTTGGTCTTAATTGGCAACATTGTAACCATACTACGTATTTTCCTACGTTTAGTTTTGAACAGTATTATCAATCAATTCGCAGGTTTTGGAGATTCGGACAAACAGAACCAGTTGAGGTTGATTTGGTTTATTCTGATGGTCAAAAAAGAGTATTAGACGGGTTGTTAGCAAAAGCTGAAAAATCAAATCAATTATTCAATAAGTTGAATGTTTCCTTAAATGGATATAAAGAAAAGAAATCAGAATTTAATCAAAACATAAAACTTCCAATATGGTAAAAGATCAAAAAATTACAGACCAGTATGCAATCTATGAAAGTGATTGTATGTATGTACTTCCAACACTAGAAAAGGAAAGTGTTGATTTATCGGTATATTCACCACCGTTTGCAGGATTGTATAATTACAGTTCTAGTGATAATGACTTTTCAAATTGTGAAACTAAAGAACAGTTTTTACAACAATACGAATATTTAATTGCTGAAATTTCACGCGTTACAAAAGATGGTAGAATAACGGCGGTTCATTGTACGGATATAATGAATAAAGACGGTTCTATGTGGGATTTTCCACACGAAATAATAACACTTCATAAGAAATATGGTTTTAATTATCGTAATAAAATAACCATTTGGAAAGAACCGTTAAAAGTAAGATTAAGAACAATGGTTCGATCATTAATGCATAAATTAATAGTTGAAGATTCTACGGAATGTTTTACCGCAAATCCTGATTATCTTTTAATATTCAAAAAAAGAGGTGAAAATAAAATTCCAGTTACTCACCCAGTAGGATTAACTCATTATGCTGGTGAAACTCCAATACTTCCAGCAATGGTTAATAAATACGGTTCATTAGAATATTTACAGAAGAAATACAAAGACCATAAAGACCCCAAAACAAATAAACTATCTCATATTATTTGGCAACGGTACGCCTCCTCGGTATGGGATGATATAAGAGTTGATGAAGTTTTAAAGTTCAAAGAGAGCAAAGATGAGGACGATGAAAAGCATGTACACCCGTTGCAATTAGATGTTATTGATAGAATAGTAGAACTATATTCAAACCCTGGTGAGGTTGTTTTAACTCCATTTATGGGCGTTGGTAGTGAAGTATACAGCCCCGTAAGCTTGGGGCGTAAATCAATCGGAATAGAATTAAAAGATAGTTATTATAAACAAGCAATTAAAAACCTAATGGAAGTGAAAATCAGATTTATAAACGAACAACACGAACTAAAATTTGAGAAATGTTAAGAAAAGCATACAAAAAATATAAAGATAAATTTGGTAATCAAGCTCAGATTATAAAAGCTATTGAGGAACTTGCTGAGCTGCAAATGGCATTAGCAAAGTTTATGAATAGACAAGGGGATGTAGATAATATAATTGAAGAGATTGCAGATGTAGAAATAATGACTGCTCAATTAAAAATGATGTTTGATTGTGAAAGTCAGGTAAAAGAATGGGAAGTATATAAAATAGAAAAAATGCTAAACAAATGAAAAAAGATGCTTATTATTTCCCTCATTATTCCAATGCCAGGAATGATAGTAAACTTGTAAAACTTCGCAGGGTAATGGATATTGAGGGTTATGGAATGTACTTTATGCTCCTAGAAGTACTCAGGGAACAGACAGAGTTTAAACTACCATTGAATATTATAGAGGATTTGGCTTATGAATGGCATACATCAAAAGAAAAATTAATAGCAGTAGTTACTAAATTTGACCTATTTACTATTGAAGATGACTTATTTTTCTCTATAAAACAAATAACATACCTGCAACCATACATAGAAAGATCAAAAAGGGCAAGGGATGCAGCTAATGAAAGATGGAATAATGCAAAAGCATATGCAAATGCATTGCCTGAGCATAGCGTAAGCAATACAAGTAAAGGAGAGGAGAGTAAAGTAAAGGAAAGTAAAGTAAATAAACAAAAGAGGGTTTTGGTGATTCCATTTGTTACTAAAAAGTTTTCTGATAAATGGGAACTATGGAAAGACTACCGTGAGGAACTAAAAAAACCACCCTATAAAATTATTGGTGAGCAATCTGCATTAACAGAATTATGTAATTTAGCAGACGGCAATCAAGAAACAGCCATATCTATTATGCAGCAATCAATGAATAAAGGATGGACAGGATTTTACACAATAAAAACTAACAACAATGAAACACACCAAGAACAAACTGCAAACGCAGCAGCAAACCTTATCAAAAAGTATAATACTAAATCAGAGCAGTAGAGCAGTAACTCTTAAAGGGGTATGGAATAGCACAGAGATTACTTTTAAGGGCATAGAATCGGATGGAGGCATTCCACTATGTAAATCAATTTTAGCAGTAGAGATAGCAAGAATGGTATTCATACTGAAAGCAGATATGCAGGAGGCACATATTGACTACCTGGTTAATTATATTATTCAGCACTATTATTCTTACACTATTTCAGATATTACCTGCATAACAGACAGGCTAGTAAAAAACAATCCATACGGTAAACCTATACTACAAAACATTATTCACGAACTAGAACAATACTCAATAGAAAAACAAGAGTTTGCAGTAACGCAGAGAATAAAAGAAAATTCTAAACACAAAGCAGAGCATTTAAAAGAGGATAAATTTACCAAGATGTATGCCCGATTAAAAGCAGAGGCTAAAGAACCAAAGAAAACACAAAAGCAAAAGGATGCTGAGAATAAGGCAAAGAATGAGGAGAGAATAAAAGAACTAGAAAAGAAAGGTTGGATAATAAGATGAAAATACTTAAACACTACGACTTAGTAAAAGAACTACTAGAAAGTTCAAAAGGCAAAGAATACCAGGATTGCTACTACAAACTAATAGCAAGGGTGTGGTGGGATGAAATAGGGCAGAGTGAAACAATGACAGCAAGAGAATTTCTTTTACTGCTCAGATATAAAAAGCTATCACACCCTGAAAGCATAATGAGGGTAAGGCGAAAAATAGAGGAAGAGCAGAAAGCATTAAGGGGTGCTACTTATGCTGACAGACAACGGGAACAGAGTACAGTTAGAAAAGATTTAGGCTATGCGTACTAGAGAAATAAAAAACTTAGTTGTCCGCTATATGAAAAATAGGGATTTTGTTAACAAAGACATTCACAAAGCATATTATAAGGCAGTAAAAGAATATGAAGAAAGAAAGTCAAAAGAGATTGTTTACTATGTTAACCCTACTTATGTTAGTAGAAATGCCGAACAAGGCACTTTATCTTACTCCTAATGAACTTTCTTTATAAAATGGTATCATACTATCAAATGACATAAAAACACTAAACAATATGAAGATATTAAATTTATACTCTGGTATTGGTGGTAATAGAAAATTATGGAAAGATGAACATGAGGTTACTGCTGTAGAGTACAATGAAGAAATTGCTATGGTATATAGAGATTATTTCCCTAATGATGAAGTTATTATAGGTGATGCACATGAATACTTGCTAAAAAACTATATGAATTATGATTTTATCTGGAGTTCACCACCTTGTCCAACACACAGTAGAATGAGGTATACTTGTACAAAACAAGGACAAAAAACACGAGATAAATTAGATGTTAAGTATGTTGATATGACTTTATATCAAGAGATAATTTTACTTGAAAAGTACTTTAAAGGAAAGTATGTTGTGGAGAATGTAATACCTTATTATACTCCGTTAATCCCTGCAAAAAAAATAGGAAGACATTTGTTTTGGACTAATTTTAATATTGGTAATCATAAAAAGAAGACGGAAAGTATACGAGGTAACACTATGGACGTATTACAGAAACAAAGAGGGTTTGACTTAAGTAAATATAGAATGAAACAAAGAAAAGATACTATATTATTAAATTGTGTAGACTCTGAACTTGGAAGTTATATTTTAGACTGTGCTTTAAATATTATAAAAGAACAAAACACTAAACAAACTGAATTATTTTAGAGACTAAGTTTTAAGATATGAAGATATTAAATTTATATGCTTGTTTAGGTGGCAACCGATATAAGTGGGATGAGGTAACAGATATAGAAGTAACGGCAGTTGAATGGGATGAAGAACTTGCTAAACTTTACCAGGAAAGATTCCCAAATGATACAGTTATAGTTGCAAAGAGTTTGATTTTATTTGGAGCAGTCCTCCTTGTCCTTCTCATAGTAAAATAAATCAAACACAATATACACGAGAATGTTGGACACCAAGATATCCAGACATGAAGCTTTATCAAGAAATTATTTTCCTAAATATGTTTTTTAAAGGTAAATATTGTATTGAAAATGTTGTGCCTTACTATGAGCCATTAATACCTGCAAAAAAAAGAGGTAGACATTTGTATTGGAATAACTTTAATTTACCTAACAAATTAAGTTATAGAGAGCAACCTAAAATAAGTAGGGGATTAAATGAAACTAAAAAACTATGTAAGTTTCATAGTTACGATTTTTATCAATACAAAGGAAGTCAAAGAATAAATAAAATAGCTCGTAATTTAGTAGATTATGAAGCAGGGAAAACAATATTAGAAACAGCAATGGGAATAACAAGAAAACAAAATGTAAAACAAACTGAATTATTTTAGAAATTATGGAAGTGTACAAGAATTGGCAAATAAGAGAATCAGATTACGCAGTAGGATATTATGAAGCTCATAACTTAAATGATTGTGATGCTTATATGAGATATGGAAAAAGCGTTGGTGTAATAAAGCAAGTCTTTATTGCTACTAACGCAAAGCTAAAAATCGTTTTAATGTTTTTTTAGCAACAGTTATTGATAATAACAAAGAGAGAGGATATGAACTATAAAGAAAAATATTTAGATCACTTCAGTTTAACTAAAGCAGACTTCATCTATTGTGAATATTCATGGATAGTGAAAAGGGTAATGGTTAAAGCTGAGAATATACATCACATAGAACATGGAGCAAACAAGAATGATGATATAGAAAACCTTATGGCAGTTAGTTATGAAGTACATCAGTTGGCACACGATGAAAAGTTAGTAAATTCACGTTATCATTTAAAAGCAGTACACGAAACCTTTTTAAAAGAAAACCCGTATGACTTATAATTTGACAATACAAGAGATTCAGAACATAATACATTTTTTTACTGACAAGAAAATAAGGTCAGATAAGATAAAAGGATATATGAATGTCAAGAGGGGTAGGTTGACAGGTGAGAAAAAGTAACTACATTTGCAAACATGAAAGTAAAAGATGTTACTAATATGTATCAGGATTTACTAAAAATAGCTAAGTATCATGGGGTAGACTATGAAGATGCTCAGGATATAGTTCAAGACCTTTTTGTCAAGCTGACAGAGATAGAGAAGAAAGAGGGCAACCTTAACCGACTGACCTACAAAGGGAAGATTAACACAGTCTATTTATTTAATGCAGTAAGGAATATTACACTAAACAAAATCAGGAGTAAAAAAAATAATATCAGAATAATTGATGATTATGACGAGATGATTTCACGGGAAAGATCCGACGGAGTGCTGTATTCTGGAAAAAATAGAATCATACCATCAGCTATAAAAGATGATTTTTTAACAGATGACACCAACCCTGAATATGATGTAAAGAAAGCAGAGATAAAAGAACATTTAAAAACATTAGACCCCTTTTGCCAAAAACTGTACACAGCTTATATGCAGGACAACATATCCATGAGGGAGTTAAGCAGGAAAACAAACATAAGTGTAACGACTATTTTCTATGGAGTTAAAAACATACGTGAAACCTTAAAAGAAATATTTTATGAAAGCAATTAAAGAAAAAATTAAATTAACAACAATCGAATTATCAGATACAGATAAGTCTTTATTAAAATACATAAAGGAAAAGACTAATGCAAAATCTAATGCACAAGTATTGCGCACATTGATACGAGAATATTATATGGAAATAGCAGATAAAGAGAATATAAAATATAGTTTTGGTGTTAATGACGGCTTAGAAAAATGGTTAATATATTCAGACGATTATAGTGAATGGGATTCAGAAATAAATGAGTATTTACCTACTGATGAAATTATAGGTGGTTATTTAGATGCACATCAGTTTGGCAGGAGAAAGTATGGAAAGAAGTATTGTATTAAAAAATATACACAATGACAAAAGCTGAAAAACAAATATGGTTAGAAATGCGTACTAGGTTTAAGAGTGCATTAGAAACCAAACAGACAATACTAAAACAGGATTTAATAATAGCACACAAACTGCACCTGTCTGTATTTGGAAAGCCTAAGTACAGACCTACCATAAACTGCTGTATTGATTTTGATACATGGGATTTGATTATAAAGAATCTGAATAAGGACTATATAAAAAAGAATGATAATAGTAGATAGTGGAGTTAGACGCTCAAAGAAATATGTTACTTACTACGGTAACGGTAACACCTGCACAAGGGTAATTAATACCACAATGAGTGCAGAGCAGATTAAAGACTGTTTACCTTTAACACCATGTTATGAAAAAATTAGCAATAAGACTAAACGCAGCTATTAAAATCTTATTCAGTAGCCATTGGGTTATATTAAGAGTAGAGCAGAACGACTTAGGTAATATGCTACTAGAGGAAGATTACGATATTAAAATACTATTTCATGGACTGCAACCCTATGGTGTTTGGCGTATCATAAAAGACATGGCAAACGAAAAGGATGATTTAGATATGTTGTTAGACAAAGCACAATTTGAAGCAGAGGCAGAGTTATGAGTTATACAAAAGAAGTTAAAGAGTTTATAAAGGTCAGGTGTGAACAGACACCCAACAGCACCCAAATAGCAAGGGATGTTATTAATAAGTTTGGACTTGATAAAAAAATGGATGCCGTTAGGGTTTTTATTAGATCATTTAGGGAAGATGAAAGGGTGATTGCAAAACAGATGCCTATTAAAAGACTGTTCTTTGACATAGAAACAAGCTACCATACAGTAAGGATGTGGAGGATTGGCAAAGTGGGATGGGTAAACCCTAACCAAATAATAAAACATAAAGAAATTATCTGCATCAGCTACAAGTGGCAATATGATGATAAGATACACACATTAGATTGGAGGATGGGTGAAAAGAAAATGCTCAAAGAGTTTATAAAGGTAATGGAACAGGCACACGAATTAGTAGGACATAACGGGGATAGGTTTGATATAAAAGAAATCAGAACCAGGTGCATAAATTATGGTGTTATGATGTTCCCCAATTACCGTACACTAGACACCCTTAAGAAAGCAAGGCAGTACTTTAATTTTGCTAGTAACAAATTAGACTACATAGGGCAGTATTTGAATGTAGGGCGTAAGATGGAACAGGAGGGTTTTGATTTATGGATTGATGTAGTGGAAAACAAAAGTGAAAAGGCATTAGAGAAAATGATTAAGTATTGTGAGCAGGATGTTATTTTATTGGAAGATACTTTTTTTGTACTTTCGCCTTTTATTACACACAACAATAATTTCGCTGTACTGACGGGAGGGGATAAATGGGATTGCCCTGAATGTGCCAGTACAAAAGTAAAGATGTTCAGAACCTACTCGACACCGATGGGAGTTATAAGACGGGAAATGAAATGCGATAACTGCAAAAAGCAGTACAAGATAAGCAATAAAACATATATGTTCATGTTAGAATATTTAAAAAAGAGAAATGAAAAATAAATGGTAATTATTATATGAAAATGGAGTACATTATAAAAGAGAAATGCGTTTAGTATTCAATGGTAAAATAAAAGATAGTGGGTTATACATAAACAACCGAAATCAATTTGATAAAGACATACTGTTTTTCTTAAACAAAGATGTAACTGTAACCATTGAGAAAAAGAAACGTAAAAGAAGCCTAGACCAAAACGCATACTTACACGGAGTGGTTATTCCTATGTGCCGTGAGGGACTTTTAGACGTAGGATATAGGTACACACTAGAAGAGGTAAAAACAGACTTAAAACGAATGTTTGCAATACATGAAAAGGCTAATGAAAATACAGGGGAGTTAAGGGAATATATAAAAGATACATCAGATATGACAACTTCAGAAATGATGGACTTTATTGCACAAATACAACAATGGGGTGCAGAGTTCTTAAATATAGTTATTCCTGATCCTAATGAACAATTAACTATTGAACTAAACTAACTATTATGAGTACCAAAACGCACATACTAAAAAAGAGTATGATTGATGCACTAATAAATTCATTGGGTGTAGTGGCTCAAGCATGTAAGAAAGTACAACCTGATACATGGACAACTTTAAACCGTAGGCATTATGAATGGCTAAAGGATGATGATGATTATAAAACAAAAGTTGAGGGGATAAAAGAAATAGCTATTGATTCAGTAGAGAGCAATCTACATGAACAGATAAAAGAGGGCAATACTACTGCAACTATATTCTATTTAAAAACTCAGGCTAAAAAAAGAGGCTACATAGAGAAACAGGAAATAGAGCATCAGGGAGGAATATCAATCGAACCCAAAGAATGGGTGTGAAAGTAAATAAGAAATACAAACCTTTATGGTTTTCAGAGTATGACTATGCTATTGTAACAGGAGGCAGAGGCTCAGGTAAAAGTTTTGCAGTAGGGGACTTTATAGAAAACCTATCTTTTCAAACAGGGCATACCATTTTAATTACCAGGTACACATTAACATCAGCACACCTGTCTATCATACCTGAGTTTCAAGAGAAGATAGAACTAGAGAAACACATACATAAGTTTGATGTTACCAAAACAGAAATAGAAAACAAACATTCAGGTAGTAGAATACTATTTAGAGGAATTAAAACAAGTGCAGGGATACAGACAGCAGCTTTAAAATCAATTGTAGGACTGTCCACCTGGATAGTGGAAGAGGCAGAGGAATTAATAGATGAGGATATATTTGATAAAATAGATGAATCAGTAAGGCAGAAAGGAATCAAGAACAGGGTTATCTTAATACTCAACCCTGCTAGTAAAATGCATTGGATATATAAACGGTTCTTTGAGGGTGCAGGAATAAACGAGGGGTACAATGGCATCAAGGGAAATGTACTATACGTGCATACTGATTACCGAGATAACAAAGAAAACCTATCTGATAAGTTCTTATTGAAAGTATCACAGTTAAGAAAAGACAACCCACAGAAATACAAGCACAGAATATTAGGGGGATGGATAGAAAAACCCGATGGAGTCATATTTGATAATTGGCAGATAGGTAAATTTGATGATACTTTAATTTCAGTATTTGGGTTAGACTTTGGCTTTTCTGTTGATCCTGATGCGTTAATTAAAATTGCCATAGACAAGAAAAAAAGGGTTATCTATGCCAAGGAGTACCTATACAAAAATGGGTTAAGCACAGGGCAGTTAAACAGCCACCTGAGGGAACATATAAACAGAGAACTAATTGTAGCTGATAATTCAGAGCCAAGATTAATAAGTGAGTTAAGGGCAGCAAGATTTAACATAGTGCCAACTAAAAAAAGAGCAGGTAGTGTAGTGGCAGGAATAAAGATAATACAGGACTACAAGATTATAGTTGATGAGGATAGTACCAATTTGGTAAAAGAGTTAAACAGCTACGCATGGCATGACAAGAAAACACAAGAGATACCTATTGATGACTACAACCATTTAATAGATGCTTTAAGATATGCAGTCATGTATAAATTAGGTTCTTCAGGAAAGTACGTTGTACAATAACGGTGTGAAAGCGTTATATTAGTATGAACGGTTTTTATAAAATTACACAGAGCCTTTACGATGTACTAATAGACAAAGGATTTAGAGTTGTTACATTAGGTGATAACTTTAAGGTTGACCTTGAAAGGCAGACCATCTTCCCCTATGCTCACATAGTACCTATGTCCACATTAAAGCAGGGCAATGTTACACAGTACACCTTTTCAATATCAGGAATGGATTTGGTAGACTTTAACAAAGATGAGAACGACAGCTTTTTTACCAATGACAATATACAGGATGTACTTAATGACGTACATAATCGGTTAAGTCAGGTGTTGGAGTTTTACGAAAGGGGGGCATCGGGCAACTACAAGGTAGAGGGTGAGAGTACACTAACTGCCTTTATGCACAGGTTTAAGAACGTGTTAACGGGGTGGGAATTAGATATAACTTTAACAATACCGACCGATGGCACTATCTGCTAATGTACTATACGCAAAGACTTTTTTGGCATTGAACCAAATGGGTAAGAATGTTGTAAGGCAGTCAAGGAAAAACCTAGCTGAGAAAACCACTAAAACAACACAGTCAGGCAGGAGGCTGACTAGCAAGATAGATAACACAGGTAATTTATCAAGGTCTATAAAAGCAAGTGCAGAAAAGACTAACCTTATATTTCAAATGGCAGAGTATGGACTGTATGTAGATTCAGGGAGAAAGCCTGGCAAGTACGCACCCGTTACAGCTATCCGAAATTGGATAAAGACCAAGAAGATAAAACCAAGAGATGAGAGGGGCAGGTTTATGGAGATGACACCAAGAAATATGAACTCTCTTGCATTCTTATTAAACAGGGCAATATTCAGGCACGGCATAAAAGCTACTAATTTCTTTACTGATCCATTCGATGCAGAGTTTAAAAAACTAGATAAGAAAATACCTGATGCAATGATAACAGATATAGAAACATATTTTAATAGATAATGGCATATACAATAAACGAACAACCAACAGCATTAATTTACAGCCGTTCACCTGTTATATATCAGGTGTATGATGACACTAACACAGGCGAAACAGACTACCGTTATATGGCAGAGGTATTTGTATGGGAGGGGGCAATAGCATCACCACCTGCGACAGCTACGTTTACGTTAAAGCGTTATCCTAATGCTACTGACTCAGCTTACTTTAATATTCATCAACTGCTGCAAGAGTATTTTACAGCTATGAACCCCACTATACCCGACCAATTTAGTGATGACCAAATTTATAACGTAAAGATAGATTTTGGATATACCTACACAGAAAGCAATAATGATTCAGAGATAGATGAAAGTGTTACCATAAGGGCACAGGCATCAGTATCTTCAAATACAATACAATTCGTGAACGGATATACTAGTTTTCCAAAGGGTGTGAATTATAATAACGATGAGAATACAGGGCAGAGTTTCCCTACTGCCTACGCTCAGAGAGTGGTAGATGATTCAGGAACAATAGAAAGTATTGGGTGTGTACCTACTGCACTAGACCCATTAACGGGAGGGGAGTTTATGACAGATGCACCTAGAAGTATTATTATACCTGCTTATCAAAGATATACTATGTCCCTATACTACAAAAAGACTACTTCTAAAGTTCAGGATGTAAAGGTGTGGGATGACAACAGCAATACAAAGACCTTTGACCTTTCGGTTATCGTAACCAACTCAGATAGTTCAGAAAAGTTTGTGCTTACCTTAGATGTAGGCTCTGATAAGTTTAATACGTACGCATTATCCCCTACAAGATATTGGTACGTACAGGGGTTCGATGATAAGGGGTTAGAAGTTACACAAAAATACACATTCGAATTAGACTGTAAAAGAAAGTGGGGTTATACTCAAATACAATTTATAAACAAGTATGGAGTCTGGGATTATGTGCCTATGTGGGGCAGGGATGATGACACCCTAACAACTAAAAGTTCTGCATTCCAAAAGGATACGTTAACAATAGCACAGGCAACAGCTACGTATAATATTTATGATGCTAAGTATCGTAAGAATAACATCGAGGGCAGGGTAATAAGAAAGCTAAATACAGGGTTCATACATGAAGAGTTTGCAGAGGTTATAAAACAACTATACCTATCACCTATGGTAGTGGATCAATCTAATCTACTGCCCTATGTAGTAAAGGGTAATTCTGTTCCTGTAATGAACTTTAACAATGACCAGTTGTTAAATTGGACAATAGAATTTGAGGAAGCATTTGAACACATTAACTCAGTAGGATGATAAAACTATACATAGGCATACAACCTGCAGTAGATAGCAGTACATTTACACATTCATCTTTACAGTTAGCAGACATGAACAAAGATGAGGTAGTAGTGCTGACAACTCAAATAAACGACTTTGAGGCTATTTCAGGAAGTCTTGCACCCCATACCTTGCAATTCACTATCCCTGCCTCAGATACAAACAATACCATACTACAAAACTATTCACAGATTGACATATCAAGTTCAATAAATCCACACAGGGCAGTAGATGCTAAATTGGTTTTAGGTGATATGTTGGAAATATTAGGAGGGTTGGAAGTAAAAGGCTATTCATGGGAGGGTGGCAAACCTAAAGATTACAAAGTAGTATTTTACGGACAGGAGTTTAGTATAAAGAATTTACTAAGCAAACAGCTAAATCAAATTGACTGGTCTGACTTTGATTATGATTTGACCTATGAAAATATGAAGTCTAGTTGGGATGGTGATTTGAATGACGGCAAAGTATTGCTACCTGTTATGAGCCATGTAAGGGATTACCTGTATCAGCCTACTATTTCAACAGGGCAAAACCATCCTAATAACATAGCTAACAATGAACCTTATTATGCAGAGGGGGATGGGGATTCAGAAAATCCCATAGAACCAGGAATCAGATTAGATGAACTAAAGACTGCTTTAAAACTAGAGGATATGGTAGAGAATATCTATGATAGCATAGATGTTTCTGTAACGTGGGGAACTACCATGGCATCCTATTTAGATAATGTATTCGTTATTCCTAGTAAAGAAGCAGGGGCGGCAAAGAATGAAACAGTATCACAGGACTTAGATGTTTGTGTAGTTAAATATGAAGACACTAAGGTATATCAATATATGGCTACATCCTATACAACTATTACGATGGATACTGTTGTGCAAGATAATGGGAGTTTTTGGGATGGCACTAATAAATTCACAGCTAATAGTGATGGATGGCATAAATTCAAATTAGCTGTAATGTATGAGGATGGAAGAGTTTGTAATTCAAATAACAATTACCTAGACTGGAGAGCGTTGAAGAACGGTGCAACACAATTCGGGGATGAGAGTGTAGGCACTTGGTGTAAAGTACCATCAATAGCTTTCTTTGAGGGGGAACTCTCAGCAGATGATGAGGTACAATTTCAAGGAAAGTCTAATAATTCCACACAGGGATTTCTTAAATACCAAATGATATTGGTAGAATCACCAAATACATTCTATGACCAGGATATAGTAACAGCCGACAACATGCCTGAGATGACTGCATGGGAATTTATAAAGGGTTTTCTAGCTACATTTAACTTAATTCAGATTATAGAGTTAACAGAAATGGGCGGGGGTTTAACGGTACAGTCAGTTAAACTAATTGACAAAGATGAATTTTATACAGGTGGCACAGTAAGGGATTGGACTAAATATGTATCAATAGGTAAAAGGGTTTATGATAAGCCACAGATTGACAAAGATTTGATATTGAGATTTGCAGAAACAGAGGATAAGGTAAACATAGCTTTTTTCAGGGAGGCACTAAGAAACTATGCACAGTTAAATTATGTAAGTGATGCAGATTTTACAGGCAAAGATTTGGATAACACTTCTATATTCTCCACCTTTCCACCATCGTTTATAAACAAACTAGATGGGTACGGACAACCAGAGGGAACAACAGATTTGTTAATACATTCACAGTTTGACAATGAGGGCAAACCTATTAATTCAGACTTTCTAATATTTATGTATAACGGGAAAAAAGGTATTAGGGACTCATACTATATACAAAACTCAGCGGGAGCAGGTGGTACACCAGGATTCGTAGAGGAAACATATTTGCCTTACTGTACTTCACACGCAGCCTATCCATGTGAACAAGATTCTTATTCGCTAAATTACTCAGAGGAAAACCCCGCAAGTGGCGATGTGTCACTAAACACAAATGCTAAAACATTCTTTAATAACTATCTTAAGAATCTGTATTCTGCAAGTGCTAAGATTCTAACAGTAGATGCAATTATACCATTGAGCGAATTAAACGTTTTTACCTTAGATGACACTATTGAAATACAGGGGATCAGATATGTAGTAGATACACTTAAAAGAAACCTGTTAACAAATGTTTCTAAATTAAAACTGATTACTTATAGTGCTAATATTACATACACAAAACCGACAGACATAACAAGTGATGGTGATATTACTTTTGATGCTACACCTACCAACAATGAACTTACTACCTACAATACACAGCTAAACAACAGAACTAATATAAATGAGGGGCAGTTGTATCTATGGAAGAGTTACAGGGTGTCAATAAAAAGACAGGCATTAGTAACACAGGCAGACAAGAATTTTAGATTATTACCAAAGGCAGAGGGACAGGCAGATGCTACAAGTGGGGCATTCACAATAAACACAACAATAACAAACGTACTTACTATCTATGATACAGTAAACACCCAAATAAAACTATGGTTTAACGGTACACCTACTGCCGCCACAGCGGGGCGTATCACCGTCTATGAAGCGGGTATATACCAATTTTCAACAACTGTTAATTTTTCTTTGGCTACATTAGCACAACAGGTTAAATTTATATTAGCAATCAATGGAACAAATTACTTTATAAATCCTATTGTAGCAGCCAACCAGTCAGCAGTATGGGAATTGATAATGGGTTGCACTATCCCACTAAGCATAGGTGATTATATAGAACTATACTGTTACGGTAATATTTCACAGGCATATACAATTAACTCAGGTTCTACAAATCTTATAAGAATATGACAGTAAACTTACCTGAAAATCTAAATGACCTTACTTTAGAACAATGGCAGAAGATAGTTGCTATTGATGAAAAGGCAGAACCACAGTTTTACGTTCAGAGGGTTTTGAGTATTGTCTATGGATTGAAGAGTGTTAATAATGTAAAAAACTATGATGTAGATTTATTAACAAATACAGTAAGGGGATTACTAGAGCAACAGCCTAAATTTATAAACAGGTTTAAAATGGATAGTGTTGAGTATGGTTTTATACCTAACTTTGATAATATTACTTTTGGTGAGTTAGTTGATTTGGATGAGTACATGGAAAAGGAAAACTACCACAAGTTGATGAGTATCTTATTCAGACCAATCACAAAGAAACAATCAGGAGGGCGTTATAAGATAGAAAAGTATAAAGGGTCAGGGGATTTATCCCAAATGCCTTTAGGGGTTGCTCTTGGTGCAATCGGTTTTTTTTTGACGTTAGGAAGTCAATTAGTGACAGATACCCTGAACTCTTTGACTCCACAGGAAGTGGCACAAGCACAGAGGCAGGACATTCAAAAAAGTGGGGTTGGTTCAGTTCAATCTATATCCTAACAGATGGGGATATATTAAAGACAAACAAAATAACACGAATGAACATTAACAGGGTTTTGACATGGTTGGCATATAAATCAGATTTGGTTAGACTACAAAACATGAAAAAATGATAACAAACATTATACGACTTTTACAAACAGATAATTTTTACAAAGTATCGCCTGAGGTGGAAATAGCTAAAGGGCAGTATGAGTATATCTGTACATGGAGAAAGTTCGTTAAACAGGCTAAAAGGATGCTTAAATGAAAAAATACAAAGTAGAAATAGACACCAAGGTAAAAGGGCAAAAGGATGTAGATAAACTAAATGAAAGTTTAGAGGAAACCCAAGAACAACAGGAAGATGTTAATGAGGGATTTTCTGAGATGGGTGCAGCAGCAGATGGTGCAGTAGGTGGAGCAGTAAGTAAGTTTGCAGGGTTTAAGACAGCCATAATGTCATCAGTTAAAAGTTTAGGTGTTCTAAAAGTAGCAGTAGCAGCAACAGGATTAGGTTTGCTACTTATAATTATAGGGTCTATAAAGGCAGCCTTTACTTCATCAGAGGCAGGGCAGAATAAGTTTAACAAGTTAATGAATGCCTTAGGTGTTATTGTTGGCAATGTTATTGATATACTTGCAGAGATAGGTAATGTTATTATATCAGCATTTGAAGACCCACAACAGGCTTTAAAAGACTTCTGGAAAGCATTAAAAGAGAATGTAGTTGTACGGATAAATTCCGTTATGGATATGTTTGGATTTTTAGGCAAAGCAATCAAACAAGTATTTGAGGGGGACTTTTCAGGAGCAATGGAATCAGCAAAACAGGCAGGGAGTAAATATGTTGATGCTATGACAGGTGTTGAGAATACAATAGGCAAAGCAACTGAGGCAGTAACAGGATTCATAGAGGAAACAAAAAAAGAAATAGCAGTATCAAATGAGTTAAGCGATGCACAGGCAGACCTAGATAAAAAGATAAGAAAGCAATTAATAAACAGGGCAAAACTAGAGGGTGAAGTAGCAGATGCAAAACTAAAGTCATTGGATTCTGAAAAGTATACTTTACAAGAAAGGATTGATTTATTAGAAGAGGCAGGAAGAAAAAATGAGGAAATATTTAAGGGTGAGGTAGAGATAGCAAAAGAACGGTTAAGACAAGTACAGGAACGCAACAAACTATCAGGATCAACAAAAGAGGACTTAGATGAAGAGGCACAACTACAAGCTGATTTAATAAGGTTAGAGAAAGAGAAAGCAAACGTACAAAAGGAAACTTTTGCACAGGCACAGGGACTTAGAAACCAGGATGCAGCAGAAAAGAAAGCAGCATCAGATGCAGAGATAGCACTAGAAAAAGCAAAGAATGAGCAAATAGAAAAGGACAAAAAAGCAGTAAAGGAGAAAGCAAGAAAAGAAAAAGAGGAAAGACTAAAGGCAGCAGTTGAAAGGGAGGCAATGCTATGGGCAAACCTATTTGCAGCAATGGATAACGCAGGGCAACAATGGTTATCTACATTTTCTCAGGGCATGATGGATGCTATGAAAGAGATTGAAGAAACAGGCAAACTATCCACTAAGGGAGTTATGGCTGTTATGTCATCTTCACTAAAAGCAGGGGCACAGTTAGTAAACCAGATTGCAGCCATGATTGACACTAGTAGTAAACAAGGATTTGAAAAGCAGAAAAAACTAAGAATTGCAGGGGCGTTAATGGATTCATTTGCCGCAGCTATTGCAGGAATGTTGGCAGGGTTGTCAATAGGTACACCATTTGGTATTGTATTAGGTGCTATAACAGCAGCAGCTTCTCTAGCCTTTGGATTGGTTCAGGTATCAAATATTAAAAAACAAAAGTTTGATGGGGGAGGCTCATCAGGTGGAGGGGGTTCTGCTCCTAAATTACAACCATCAACAGCAGCACCAAGTTTTTCAAGTATAGCACCTGCAACAGGTGGAGAGCAAGGAATATCAAACGCATTAAACCAAGATAATGACATACCACCTACACAGGCATTCGTAGTAAGTGAGCAAGTAGAATCAGGTTCAGCATTAGAGAGAAACATAAAAGCAAATGCAACAGTATAAAAAACAAAAGTTAACTTAAAGCGTTATATTATTATGGAAGTATTCGAAGTAATATTAGATGAGGAAAACCCTCAAAGTGGGATAAATGCTATTTCACTTGTTAACTCACCTGCAATAGACATAGACTTTGTGGCATTGAGTAAAGAGAAACAAAAACATATAAAATTAGCAGATGAAGATAGGCAGGTTTTAATGGGTGCTGCATTAGTACCTAACAAACCTATTTACCGTAAAGTTGGGGAAGATGAATTTTACATTATCTTTTCAAAAGAAACTATCCGTAGAGCATCAGAGTTATATTTTATTCGTAACCGTCAACAGTCTGCAACCTTAGAACATGAGGGGTCAATAGATGGACTGACAACCGTAGAGAGTTGGATTGTTGAAGATGCAGAAGTGGATAAGTCAAAAATTTATGGTTTTGATGTACCGTTAGGAACATGGATGGTATCTATGAAAGTTGATAACAATGATATCTGGACTAACTTAGTTAAGACAGGTGAAGTAAAAGGGTTCTCAATAGAGGGGTTTTTCATGCCTGAACTAAGGGAAAAACTAAGCAAAGAACCTATTGATGAATACAAGACCAAACTAAATGAAGTCAAACGATTACTAAACATGATATGAAAAATAAAGAATTTTTTGATCCACCAAGAACAGGTAAAAAAGCAGTATTAAATTGGAGTAAGTCTACCTATTCTACTTTAGTGGAAATAGATGGTGAACAACCTTACTACACTTATCAGGGGATAGGAAGTCTAACAGGAGGCAGTACACAATCAGTTAGCTAATGCCAGAACTACAAACCAAATAATTGTTTTCATAGTGTTTTTTAAAGGGGGTGTTGTGGTTTACATCCCCTTTTTTTTATGCCCTGTAACCCCTATTATCATTGAGTTTCCTATTATCTTTTATTATAGGTATAATACTATTAAAAAAGGTTAAGTACGCTTAGACTTAACAAAAAGGCTATTAGATTCGATTTACCAATTTACGACAAAACAACTCTAAAGATGTTATATTGTTATATTTATTTAATTAAATTTTTATACAAATGAGTAAAGAGAAATCAATTTTAGAGAAGATTCGTAAAGTTGTTTTGGGTGACGATATAGAGTTAGCCGAAATGACTTTAGAGGATGGTACTGTAATTTTTGCAGAAGCATTTGAATCAGGCGAAGCAGTTTGGATGCTCGATGGGGAGGAACGTGTACCCCTAGCAGTAGGTGAATATGCTTTAGCTGATGGTATGATTCTATCCGTTACGGCTGAGGGTGTTATTGACAGCATTGCAGCAGCAGAGGAAGAGTTAAGCCAGGAAGATTTGGATGCTATCGAAAAAATGAAAGCCGAAAATGAGGAACTAAAAACCAAGAACGAACAGCTAAAAGCTGACAACGTAAAGAAAGAAACTAAACTTTCTAAACCTGCATCAAGAGGTGTTAAGACTTCCCCAGAGGGTAAGATTGTTTTGGCAAAAGAAATGCCTAGTAACCTTGACCTGTCAAACATGAGTGTCAAGGAACGTATTACACATCGTATGCAGCAAACACCATTTTACAACAATGTAAAATTGGCAACTACTGAATCAATCACTACTACCTATGCAGGGGAATTTGCAGGGCAGTACATTGGGGCAGCTACTCTATCAGGTGTTACTTTGGGAGCAAATGCTATCACAGTTAAGCCTAACATCAAACTAAAAGAAGTTGTTAAGAAAATTTCTACTGCGAGTATTTTAGCAGATGCAACTTGTGACTTTTCACCAACAGGTACAGTTACTTTAACTGAGAGTATTCTTACACCTAAAGAACTTCAGGTAAATCTTGAACTTTGTAAGACTGATTTTCAATCGGATTTTGATGCTATTTCTATGGGTTATTCAGCATTTGACGTATTACCTCCTAGCTTTCAGGCTTTCTTTGTAGAGCAGATGGCAGGTATAGTTAATGCAAGTGTAGAAACTTCTCTATGGCATGGCGTTGAAGCAACAGCAGGTCAGTTTGAGGGTCTGGTTGTGAAAATGACAGCCGATAGTGATGTAATTGATGAGGCAGGAACAACAGTAACAGCAAGTAATGTTATAGCTGAGTTAGGTAGTATAGTAGATGAAATTCCTGCAGCAGTTTATAACGAGCCTGATATGACTTTATATGTAGCACCTAATA